AGGTAATTTCCACAAGCCAGTAGCTCCTGGTCTGCGCCCCATTGGGCGGCGTGATGGGCGATGAACATCTCGTATGCCCAGTTCTCGTCGTTGCTTTGAACAGGGCTAGCAGTTGCCCACTGCTGCACCAGCTCCGGCGGTGGGGTGATGGGGTCAGTCATTCTTCAACCTCATAGCGTTTGCCGATGGCAGCTGCCCAAGCCATCAAGTCACTGGCCCGCACAAGCTGCACTCCATCTTCAGGGCCATCGGCAACGCGCCAGTGGCATGAGGCGGTGTCCCTGAGAGCGCACTCGATGGCAGCCTTGGCGCCCCATGTTGCAGCCTTGGCGGCGATGTAGAGGGCGCTGTCGCAATGGGCGGCACCGTTGGTGTCCCATTCGGCTTCCCATTGGCGGATGATTTCGGCGGGTGGTGAAATAAGGCGTTGATTAGTCATTACGGCCTCCAAGGATGTGCTGCCTGTAGTTGAAGAAGTGCGCTTCAAAGGGTGGTGGTGCTGCTGAGGGTTCCCACTCAGCACGGGCATCGTTCCATTCTCGCCAGCAGCCAACGTAGGCCCATTCGCGGTTGCCTAGCTCAGCGTGATTAAGGTGCGGACGTGTCATGCCCCGCGTACCTCCCAGAAATGCTTGATCATTACCTCGGCCTCGCCCAGGGCGACCGATAGCTGTTCAGCTGCCTTGAGCTGTTGGCGTTGTTCAACGATGTGCTCGGGGTAGATGTAGGACTTGCGGGAGCGGCGGGTGATTTTGCAGTCGTCCCATTCCATCTGCTCCTCTGCCTCACCCGCTTCCACCAGTTGATCCAGTAGGTCAAGGAGGACTTGGCGTCGGGCTTGGAGCGCCTTTTCATGCCGCGACAGATCGGTCAGTTCTGACAGTGTGGCGTCAAGAGAAGGCAGCGAGGACGAGGCCTGCAATGAGCAGGCAGCTGTAGAGGAAGAGGCCGAGGTTGATGAGGCGCTGACGGCGGCGGGAGCGGGCATGACGGGTGGTGCGGTGGGGTTGATGGGGTGCTGTTGCGGTGCGGTGGTAGGTGCGGCGTGGTGGGCGGTTGGTGAAGGTGGGCAGGGTGGGTTCAGTCATCGAGGCGGATGACGCGGAGGGGTGCATCGGGCCAGAGGTCGTGGAGATCGGAAACGAGACGGAGGGCATGGGTTTCTTGGTCGAAGGTGTTGGCTTGTGGGTTGAGGGGTGTACCGAGAAGCGGGAAGGAAGATGACCAGCCGGTGGGTGTCAGGGATTGGATGGCGTACATGGGTTATCGGCCTGTGGTGAGCTGCGTGATGCAGACGATTGAGCTGCCGGGGTTGTGTCTGAGGAAGGCTGCGGACACGTCGTCGCAGGTCCAGCCGGAGGGAGCGCACTGCTCGGACTTTTGAGGGGAGAGGTCAACGCCTTTGCGCCGGATGGCGTTGTCGAGGGCGCTGTAGTAGCTGAGGATGAAGATCATGGCTGCCTAGCCCTAGTCAGCGCATCGACGAGTTGCGTGCCCAAGGGGTGAGCAGGTCTTCCCTGGCGTCGTCGCCGTACCACTCCAGTTCCGGCTTGGCCGGGGTCAGCTGGACGGTGTAGGGGATGCCTTCGGCCTGGAAGGCTTCGTGCAGGTCGTCAACGTCGTGCTGATGGCTCCAGTCGGAGCGGTGGGCATTGGTGAAGAACACGCGTTCTGCCTCCCAGGTCTTGCTGGGTGGGGTATCGGGCAGGACGGTGCAGAGCGGATGCTGCATGGGTGGTATGCGGTGGGGTCGCCCCCGTGTTCTGACAATAGGCTAGCCCAACGCAACCGTCAAGGGTTGGCTAGGGAAGAGGGTGCCGGGATTCCGATGGGCCGCATGCCCTGTCCTTATTCCCCGTGAGGGTCTTGTATTCGGACCATCCCGGCAAGCCAATGGTGCCATGGGATGAGCGGGGAGGGGGCTAGGCGCGGCTAATCAGGGGCTAGAAAGGCCTGAAGCGCTCGGCATACAGCTCGCACACGTCAAGCCAAGCCTGCAGGCACTCATCAGCAGTGTGCGTCTGGATGCTCAGGCTGCCTGGCCTGCTCCAGAGCGTGAGGCACTTTGTGAACAGCAGACCGTAGTGATCGCCGATCATTTCGACGCCGGCACCGAGCTGGGGCCTGGTGTCGTAGGCGCTGCTGGACTTGCTGCCTTGCGTCTTGAGGTCGGCGATGGCATAGGTGCCATCAGGGAGCTTGAGCACGAGGTCGGCAGTGCCGGCCACGTTGCGGCGCAGGCTGTAGGCCATGACTTCGGCGCCGATGACTTGCACTTGGTCCCAGAGCGGGTGGGCCAGCAGCGGGTCGATCCAGGCGGCGTAGTCCGTTGGGTCAGGGAGCTGTAGATCAGCCGGGGAAGGATTCCAGTGCAAGTGGGCAAAGGCTTCCAGCGTCTGGTGGATGGTGTTACCGCGTGGTTCCCAGATGTGACGGCTGGCCATGATCGCCTCCATTTGAGAGGGGGTCTTGGTGACCGCAGAGATCAGACCGGTGACGGAAATGGGGAAGACATGGCCATCGGCCAAGCGGTAGACGTGCGCCTCATCGCGGGTGATGTTGAGAGAGGGGAGCCATCTTCTAACCGTATTAGCTGATGCGTTTCCCAAGTCTGGAGATTTTGAATAGATTGATAGTTTTTGCATCTTACTAAGCGCTCCAAACATCTGAATGCACATCTTCGCTCTTGATCTTGTGATCAACTCTATCGCTCTTCCCGTTATTGCAAGCCCAGCACAGAGTCTGCAGATTCTCTATGTGATTGCTGCCTCCTTTTGAGACGGGAATCCGATGGTCAATTTCAAGCCGGACAAAAGGGTCGTCAACTGGTGAGGCGCCACAATCGCAACAGCGATGTCCATCGCGAAGCAAGACCTCGTAGCGTGTCCTCGTTGAGATTGCCTTTCGCATGGGTCTTTGCGATTTCTCGGAATTTTCAGCTGAAGGCAGCTGAGCTTGCTTTTTTGTGTTTAAGCTACGGTATTCTTCATAAGTGTAAAGACCTTCAATGGCAGCTATCCTGTACATGTTTTCGGGGTCCCAGTCGTCTTGAATGCCAAAAACCCCAGCTAATATGTCACATGCAGCGTTTGAAGCATTGTCGTGCATTGCGTTGTATATTATCGGTTCGAAAATGGTGGGCATGAGGACCGCCACTTTCTCTTCGCTTTCGCCGTCAAAGTAGCCATCTAGCCAGCGAACCTCCTCGATGCCAATAGGCCTAAAGCTGGATTTAAATAATAATGGCAAGTATTCTTCTGGCAGCCTCTCAATCTGCATTGGCCTTATTCGCCGAAGGCTAATGTTCTCCAATTCAAAGCCAACGCGAACGCGTTCGCCCGCAAGATCTGCAATCTTTCGGGCTAGGTCGATTGAATCTAGCGAGAATCTTAGAGGAAATCTTGTCTTTTCTTCTATCAACTCAAGAACGCCTTCGTTGATTTGTATGAAGCCTGTTGCTGTTCCTGTGTTTTTCATGTTGCTATTTATTGAATTGGTTTCCTGAGGGATGTCCAGATCGCTACCGGGCGGCGGTTGGCGCAGGGTCGGCTGGTTGGGGTCACCCGGTCCGTCTTGACGATCAGGCCGTCCACAGCCGCAGCACGCATCACGGCACCCATGGCGCGGTGCTCACGGGTGGTGAAGCCCAAGGCATCCAGCTGTGCCCACACGTCGTCTGCCGTGAACTCGCTGCGAGTTGCAGCAAGGTGCTGCACGATGGCGCAGGCTGCTGCTTTCCAGTTGGTGTTCGCCGCGTCCCAGGCGCGGCTCATGCCGTCAGCCTTATTGGCTTCGCCCTGGAGGACAAACGAGAGCTGGGTCACCATGGCGCCTCCGCATAAGGCTGCTCCAGCGTTAGCGGCAGCTCGGGTTCCTCGGCCGGCGTGGCGCCAGTGGCCGGGGTGTAGTCACGCGGGTCGCTGATCGCTACCGCTTCCTCCGGTTCTGGGTCACGCAGCAAGTTGCGGTATGCCTCGGGGTTGACGTGCCCGATTGGGGGATAGTCGAAGTGCTCGATCTGGCAGCGGCCGCTGGCAACAAGGTGCTGCAGGAGCTTGCGGGCACCGAGTTCGGTGCTGATGCGTTTCAGCGCCATGCGTGGATCCGCTCTCGCTTGTGCTCTTCCTCCGCCAAGGGATGCAGGACAAAGCGACCAGGCGTGATGCCATCGACCGGTGGCGTGTAGGTGCAGTAACGGCCGAACTCGTCGTAGCGGCCAACCGGGTGCGGGTAGGCACTGCGCAGCCGCGACGCATCCAGCTGGTTCAGGGCAGCGTCAATGGACTGGGCGCTAATGGCCTTGTAGTCCGGCGGCGTGCCTTCTCGGGCGGCAACCGAGACGGTGGCAAAGACGAAGTGGTTGGCTGCCTGTGGTTCGTAGAGCTTCATCTCAGAGCATCCACGAGGGCTTGGAGGGCTGCGCAGGCTCGTGCTGCTCAAGTAGGGCTAGGTAGCACTGGTCCCGCAGCCAGCGAAAACAGTCGGGCATGGTGACCGTGAAGCCACGCTCGCTGCGTAGCTCGCGCTCCTGCACCTGCACCTGCGCCTCAACGGCCCGCTGCAGGTCATCGGCCGAATGCTGCGCCGTGGCCTCGTTCCAGGCCTCTAGGGCCAACAGCTTGGCTTGCTTGGCAGCCTTGACCGGCAAAGACTGGTAGACCCGCCAAAAGGCCTCAAATTCAGGGGTGTAATCCGGCTTAGACCTTTGCTTTCTACCTTTATATGTATTGGATTTATTTTTTTTTGGTTCAAGGGTTACCCCAAGAGAAGAATCCAACAGCCCCTGTTGAGCAGGCGATTCTTGCTTGACCTGCTCCGTTGGCAGGTCTTGCATGGATGGCCCTACTAGAGGACTGGTTCCCGCACCGACACGGTACGCGGGTAGCTTACTAGCGCTGTCAAGCCCTAGCGTTGTTTGCTCAACTAGAAGGCTGCAAAAGCTAGCCACTGACAGGCTTTTGGGCTTGTGCTCAAGGATGAGGTCGTACAGGTCCGGCTGCACGGTGAGGTTGATTCGAGGCATTGCGGCCAGTGCTGTTTGGCGCCGTCAAGTGCGCCTTGGTACGGATTGGAACGGTCTGCGCCGTTCGGAACGAGACTAGCGGCCGCTAGCCGGTGCCGCAAGCCTGCAGCGCCCTAGCCGTTGGGTCCCGTGGATCCCGTGCCGCTACTGGTGGTGTCTGGCCATGAAAAAGCCCCGCTCGGGGGCGGGGCATCAGGCGGCTTTGTCGGGCCAACGCTTCTGGATCAGTGGCCGGCCCTCCATGGCATCAAGGGCGGTTTCTAGGAGGTGGGCGGCCAGGTTGCTGGTGCTGCGACCTTGCTCGTCGCTGTGCCGCTGCAGGCGCTCCATCACGCCTTGGCTGACGGTGACGGATACGCGGCGCGGCTTGCGCATGTACAGGCGTACTGGTGGGTTTGTTGCGGACATCGGTTGACTCCGTGGCGCTAGTCCAGCGTCGGGACTAGCGGGTACTAAGAAGCTAAGGCTTCCTTGCATGGGAGCCAACCGGTTAGCCGCACATCTGCATCACCGCTGCATGGCGGCCTGTGCTTCTGCTAAGGCCTGCAGCGCCCCATGCAAGTGCTGCTCCAGCCGGCTCAGGTACGGCTGCAGCTCGTTGGGTAGCTCATAAAACGAGCGGTCAAAGGCCAGCAGGTCGAGGGCTGCTTTGACAGCAGCGCCGAGGTTGGCATCATGGGCGCCTTCTGCCGACAGCCAGTTCTGCAGCTCGGTGCTGCTCATGCGCTGCGGGGAGAGAGGGGAGAGCGTAGTCATCACGCGGGTTCTCGGGTCTGGAGTGGCGCCGACCTCATTCATAAGAGGTTGGCTTCCTACCAGAGTAGCCTAGGCTCGGGTCATGAGGACGGCCCTGTACGCACGGGTGTCCACCGGCAGCGAGGAACAGGAACAGGCCTTGCAGCAACAGCTGTCTCGGCTCCGTCAAGCGGCTGGCGACCACCCGACCACCGAATACATCGACATCGCCAGCGGCAGCCGCGACGACCGGCCGCAGCTCCAGGCCATGCTCAAGGCCTGCCGCAGCGGTCAGCTTGATCGGGTCATCGTCACCCGGCTTGATCGCATGAGCCGCAGCGCCTCGCACGGCGCCCAGCTGCTCACCTATTTCTCTGCGCCGGATACGCCCAGCCTGCTGGCACTGGACGACAGCCTGGACTTGGCCACGATCGGCGGCCGGCTGGTGGCGCGGATGCTGATCAACCTGGCCCAGTCGGAAACTGAGCGGCTGAGCGAACGGATCATTCACGGCAAGCAGCACCAGCGCAATCAAGGCAAACCGTTTGGCCCTTACCCGCCCTACGGCTACCGCTGGAACGCCGATCGCAGCAACTACGAGCTGGACCCCGAAACAGCACCGCTGGCCCGCGCCATCGTCGAGCACTTCCTGCAGACGCAACGGCTGCGGGAGACGTTGGCCTTTGCACGGCAACAACTGCGCTGCCCATGGCGCAGCACGGCAGGGTTGTCTACCTGGCTGATGAACCCGTCGCTGATCGGGAGCCGTTGCTACGGCAAGACCGAACTGGTGCGCGATGAGCAAGGGCAGCTGAAGCGCCGTTCACGGCCCTTCGGCACCTACGCGCAGGTGATCCCCGACTGCCATGAGCCGTTAATCACCCAACAGCAACACCTTGAGATCCGTGCGGTCTTCAGCGACAACGCCAACCGCAAGCGAGCCGGCCTGCGGACCAAGCGGGTGCGCGAGCTGACCGGGCTGGTCAAATGCGGGCACTGCCAGCACACGATGAGCTACGCGTTCTGGCGCAAGGGTGCGGTGCCGGTTCTGCAATGCACCCATGCAGCGTGCAGCTGGGGCCGGCGCAACCGGATTAAGGCCGAGGTGGTGTCAGCAGCAGTGTGGCAGATGCTGCAGGCCAACTGGCAGGTGCTGGAGATGGTCGAGACCGGCCATGCGGCTAGGGCTGGCAAGCGCTGCAGCGAGGTGGACCGGTTGCTAGCGACCATCCGTCAGTTGCAGGAGCTGAACGACCCGGATCTGAGCGAGGTGATCCAGCGCAAGCTCAAGCGGCTGGAGGTGCTCATGCAGGACGTTACCAAGCGGGAGCTGCCGTGGGATATGGGCGAGCTGCGGCAGGCACTGACGGATGAGCGGTTCTGGGAGGTGGCGCGATCCGATGCGGCAGTTACGCGTCAGCTGTTCACCGATCTGGTGGAGCAGGTGGTGATTAAGGAGAAGGGTGTGGCAGGTGTGCAGCTGCGGGTTGGCGGTGATGGCGCTGCCGCTCCCTAGTGTTAGGCTCCCTTCTACCGACCCCTAACAGGATGGCATTGGACCGCTACGAGTTCCCCCCTCTTGAAACCCGCCAGCGCTTCGGCCGCACCCTGACCGCTTGGAGTCGCCGCAACGGCTGGATCCACGACACGTTGCACCTTTGGGGTGAGCAGGCCGGGTTTCCAGCCGTGCGAGACAGCAGCTTTAACCGCCTGCAGAACGCCAAGACCGAGCAGCCGTCACCGTTGACGTTCATCCAGTTGGCGATGGCCAACGCCCGCGTGGCCGCTGGTGACTATTCCGGTGTCGTTGATCGCAGCCTGAAGGATCGGCTGGAGGGCTCAACCCCGATCTGCACGCCGGAGGGCCAGCCATGGGGGGCGATGGAGTTCTTCGGCCACTTCGTTGGTGAGCTGGATGCACCGGAGTGGGCCAGCGGTCCTGACCCGCTCAGTGCCGAGCAGCTGCAGGAGCTATCAACGACGCAACAGCAGCGGTTTGAGGCGATTGCCGATGCCAAAGCCATCAGTCCAGCAGTGGCATGGCGGCAGCTGGAGTCGCATTGCACAGCCATGACCCCTTCCCAGCGGCAAGTGCTGCGTGACGTGCTGAGCGGCTGGCACGTCTGGGACAGCGGTGAATGGGAGGCATTGGCCACCGACGGCTCCGACCCGGTAGCCGATGCACTAGCCGCGTGGGAGAAAGGTTGACCGCTAGCGGAACCTAGCCTAGGCTGGTGGAGTGCCGCGCCGATGCGGCACCCGATACTCCGCACCCATGACCACCGACATCCCGAATCTGGGAGGGGTCATCACGCCCGATGACATCTCCACCAAAGGCACAGGCAGCTACGCAGCTGACTATGTGAACTGGGCGAAGATCGCCCATCTGCTGCATGTCCATGCACCTGGCTGGCAGTTCCAGCTGGTGCAGGACCCCTACGGCAGCCATGTTTGGAAAGCCCCCGATGGCACGGGTTATGTCGTCGGGTGCTTTGTCAACGGTGAGCAGCGCACGCCGGACTTTCCCCAGGCGTGCATGGACAACCGCAACAACCCGATCGCGGTTGATCGGATCACGGCCCGCACGCTGACCGACACGCATCGCCGTTGCCTCTGCACAGCGGCTGCGTTCACCTTTGGCTTGGGCTACGAGCTATGGGCACGGGTTGAGGTGGAAAACCCGATGCGTGACGACGAGCCGGCTAGTCCTAGCAAGCCGCAAGCTGTCAAGGCCGTGCCGGCCAAGAAGGCACCCGGCAACCCCGTACCCGGCGGCGATCGCCTGAGCGTTGCCGAAGTGCAGGATCTGGTGCAGGCCGTCGTGAAGCTGAGTGAAGAAAAGCGGGCCGGTGTTGTGGCTGCTTTCCAAGAACACTTTTGCCTGCCAGCGGACAAAAAGGCCGCTGACTACATCAAGACCGCCGCGCACCGCGACTTCCTGATGGCGCAGATCCATGCCGCAGCCGCC